AATTGTTTGACAGGAATGGTCATATCACACGGTACAGTGATTCGTCATTGTATGATGAAGTTTGTGTGCTATGCGGCGCGACGGACGGACGTCACGCTGGTATCGACACCGCCTGCGGACGAACCATTTGACAAACCCAGGGCTCTCAACAGACTGCCTTCCCTTGGGCGACCATTACGAGAAGATGCCTGAGAGCCACATGGAGACTGATCATGCAGATCACACGTAAGTCCATTATTTCCGGGATCACCCGGACTTTGGAACTGAATGTCACACAAGAGCAAATCGATAAGTGGATGGCCGGGATGTATATCCAAGACGCGATGCCACAGCTCAACGCGGATGAACGCGAGTTCATCAAGACGGGCGTCACAAAAGACGAGTGGGACAAAGCATTTCCAGAGGAAGAAACAGACGGCGAAGACGAATCGCCATTTTAGTTACTTTAACCCACAATGTGGGTACGTACCAAACAAGGGAAATCAAGACAATGGCAATGCTGAATAACTGCGCGCTGTTCTATGCGAAGGTCGACCCGAAGCGTCCCAACAAGCGTTTCGACAAAGAAAATCCCACCTGGGAAGTGCAGCTCCGTACGACTGATCGGAATCAGAAGAAGGCCTGGGAGGCCCTCGGTCTGCCGGTCAAGGCCGTGGTTCCGGATGAAGGTGAACCCTACTTCCGACTGAACCTGAAGAAGCGCATCAAGAAGCGTGACGGCACGGACTCTTCACCGGTGGACGTCATCGACCACGCACTGCGACCTCTCGATCCGCGCATCATCGGCAATGGATCTATCGGCAATGTTCGTATCTTCCAATACGAGAAGGCCGACAAGTCTGGCAAGGTGGCGGTCCTCATGGGTATTCAGATCGTGAAGCTCGTGAAGTTCACGCCGAAGAATCTGGACGACGAGTTCCAGGAGACCGAAGGTATGCCCTCGGAAGAGGCAGACCAGGACGACGCAGGTGGCGAGGAAGGCTTCACTGCTGCCACTCCGGCCGCAGAGACTCCCGCTGCAACGACTCCGAAAGCTCCGTCTCCGTCCGTTCCGGGCGTGAAGCCGAAGCCTTCGAGCGCATTCTAATTAAGGTGGGGAGGTCTTCGGACCTCCCCTCCCTTATGAGGCGCACATATCTAGTGTTCGACAGGAAACTTGTGTTACCATCTGGACTGCACGTCCTAATAGGTTCCATGCCTTTCGAGCAAGCTGAGACTTACAAGAAGAACTCAGACGACATCTACGCAATGTATTTCAAAGACGGCGAATACAAAAAGACTCTCGATACGCGGGAACAGTTCGAAGAACATCGTGTTGCCCTGGAACGTGTGGGCGCATGGAAACCCGACAAGCGGAGAGCAGAATGGCGCGATCGTTGAAGAAGAATCCCCGGATCAAATTGGTGGGATTCACTCCGAAGAAGGATATGATCAATCCTTCTCACTATCAAGCGTATTTCTCCGGGCCGGAGATCGAAAGTCTTCAGTGGCTCGAAGCGCAGCAGTATCTCCCACGCTTCCGTAATCCGGAAGTGTTCGAAGGTGCTCTGGAGCTTCAGATTCGAAAGTACCTGGACCGCAATGGTGGTAAGGACGATCCCACACAGGAACTGGAAAAGTCCTTGTGGTATCTCAAATTCCTGGTGGCATTCCGCAAGAATGGCTGCAAGCCGATCCGCGTGAATGACATCCCGAGGTTGCTCGAGTTGAAATGATCAAGGTTGGTGATCCCATCCGGTGGAGAACAATCCACGGTATCCAATACGGAGTGGTGGCCCGCGTGGGCCACTCCTTCGGGATACCTTGTGTATGGGTGCTGGGAGCACTCGCACCGGAAGACTGTATTTACATTGGGAACATTCTATGAGAAAACGGTTTGTATTCGACATTGAGGCTAATGAGCTTCTCAGGAAAGTTACCCGACGTTGGATGACAGTGGCGTACGATCTGGATGCTGAAGAGCTGGTTGTCTGGTTGGAAGATGACAACGCGTGGATGGCTGTGTTTGACCAGTTAGAATTGCTGGTGGGACATAACATTCTTGGCTATGACCTTCCCGCACTGGAGAAGCTCTACGGCTATAAGCTACCGGATACCGTTGTTGTCCAAGATACTTTGGTCATGTCTCAAGTGCTCAACTATCGACGATTCGGCCATGACGGCCACTCATTGGAGGCCTGGGGTGACTTCTTGGGTAAGCCGAAGCACGCCAAACCTGACTTCAATCAGTACTCCGATGAGATGTTGGAGTATTGCAAACAAGACGTTCTAATCAATGTGGAAGTCTACAGAATCCTTCTGGACGAGTTCTTCACGTTGAATGAAAAAGTCCCGAAGGTCAACGATGAGTCTCCTTTGGCTCATTATCTGCGAGCGGAGCATTATACGTCCACCTGGGCAGCGCAAGCTGAACTTCAGGGTTGGCCGTTCGATGTGGAAGCTGCACTGGAACTCTTTGACAAGCTCGACAAAGAACGTACTGAGATTCGTTCTAAGCTGGAACCACGTCTGGGCATGAAGGCGGTACCCAAGGATAAACACAAGGGTGTCGTTGAAGAGAAGAAGCCCAAGTGGACCAAGGCTGGCTTCTATGATGTGCACACTGCAAACTGGTTCGGGATTGACCCTTGTTCTGGGTTCGATGGAGAAGAGAGGCGTGTCCTCGGTCCCTTCTGTCGAGTGGAGTTTGTGCCATTGAAGTTGTCCTCAACGGACGACGTTAAGCTGTTCCTATTCAGAAACGGATGGGAGCCCTCAGAGTGGAACACGAAGAAAGACCCTGAGACTGGTAAGAAGGTGAAGACTTCACCGAAGATCGTGGATGACGACCTGGAACTCCTGGGAGGCGACGGCGCACTCTACAAGGAGTACAACACGATCGAGTCCCGATACAGTATCGTGAAGACGTGGTTGGAGAACATCGACGAGAATGGAAATCTACATGGTGAGTGTTTCACCATTGGAACTCCCAGTATGCGTGCGAGACACTCCATCATCGTCAATGTGCCTCGGGCGAAGTCCAAGTGGGGCAAGGAGATGCGCTCACTGTTCAAGTGTAAAGAGGGCTGGAAGCTCATCGGTTGTGACTCTGCAGGTAACCAGGCTCGTGGTCTGGCTCACTACCTGGGTAACAAGGAGTACATCGACCTGCTTCTGCATGGCGACGTACATCAGTTCAATGCTGATCTGTTGACGGAGATCGTTCGTGGAATCGACTCAAGACTCCTCCTGCGCACAGACCTGCTCACCATCAAGAATGGAAAGGTTGACCGTGAGGCAGCGAAGCGGATCCTCTACGCGTTCCTATTTGGTGCTCAGGGGCCGAAGCTTTGGAGTTACATCTTTGGTAAGAGCGATGGCAAGCTTGGTACCAGACTGCGAAATGGTTTCCTTAGTGCAGTGCCAGGGTTCAAGGCGCTCATCGACAAGCTGGAAAAGATCTTCGGAAGTACCCAGAAATTCGGCTATGGATATATCCCGTCGATCGTTGGTCACAGGATCTACGTGGATTCGTTCCACAAACTTCTGGTCTACCTACTCCAGTCGCTCGAGAAGATAACTTGTTCGTCGGCGCTGATGCTGACGATGAAGAAGCTGAAAGAAGAGAATATTCCTTACATTCCGTGTATCTTCATGCATGACGAAATTGACTTCCAGGTGCCTGAAGAGTTCGCAGAACGTGCTTCCGAAATCGGGAGAACGTCCTTTGCGGAAGCACCGAAGTTATATGGCGTCACCATCATGGATGGTAGCGGTAAGATCGGTAACAACTGGCTTGAGGTCCACTAATGATTGTTGTGGCAAGACTCAAGGTGCGAGCCCCTTCGGGGGCGACGCATTATAGTGGTAACCTGGCGGACAGACCTACTTGGTGGAAATATCAGATCAATTCGACTGGTGCTATTGCTGCCTGGTATTACTGGAATCGCTATGGCGAGACCTGGCAGTATCACAGAGATGGCTGTCTCGATACTCCTCCGCACAAGGTGCAAAAGATCGAAGAAATCAATGAAGTCCCATGTGGAGTAATGGATGAGTGATAGACACAAAGGAATACTGCTGGCAGTCACGCTCACGCTAGGTGTGAGCTTGGCGCTCATTTCATTGGGCAAGCAGTATCAATGTCGTCAGAGCTGGTTGGACAGCGGCTACGACTATCGATGGAAAGCTTTCGCGGGATGTCAGCTGATGACCGAAGACGGTCGCTGGATTCCCGCAGAGAACTACCGAGAAAGGCACGAGATTGATCGCCATAATTGACGGTGATGTGCTCTGCTTCCAGGCCTGCAAGTCTCGTCAAGACGCAGGTATCACCGATGGCTTTCAAGTGGTGAGTCTGGATGATACAGGAGCACGTGAGTCTCGAGCTTACACTCAAGATGAAGACATGGAATATGCCAAAGAGTGCTACGATCATTTCGAAAGTGACCTCCTGGAACTTCTCGAAGCAACGTATGCATCTGACTATCTGATGGCAATGAAAGGCGACACGAACTTCCGGAGAGATCTGTATCCGGAATACAAGATGACTCGTACTCGTGATCCCATTAAGACCAACTTCGTGGTTCCCAAGTTGCGCAAGATCGCGATCGCTCGCGGTATGGCTGTGGCTGCGGAACATATGGAAGCGGATGATCTACTCCGAATCTGGGCGGTTCAATGTGAACAAGCAGGACAAGACTTCGTCATATGCTCAATCGACAAAGACCTATTGTGCATACCAGGTACACATTATCGCATGCGAGCGAAACAAATCGTTCACGTGTCGCCAGCTGAGGCAATGCGTCTGTACTATCAACAACTCCTCAGTGGAGACCAAGTTGATAACATTAAAGGTCTTCCGGGAATTGGTCCCGTCAAGGCTGAGAAAGCCCTTATGGATTGCAAGACCGAAGCCGAGCTTCAAGAGACGGTTGTGGGAATGTATATCGCGGCTTTCGGTGACGATTGGAAGGATCAGCTGCTCCTGAATGGAAAGCTGATTCACATCATGAAGACCCCTACTGACCATTTCAGTTTCAAAGACTGGCCGGTTGCGAGGGAATTATGCGGTTGGTAGTACATTGCAAGGTGAATGATTTCCATGTCTACATTGGACGACCATCAGTCTGGGGAAACCCATTCTCGCACCTTCCGAGAACTCTTGCGAAATATCAGTGCAAAAGTCGCAAAGAGGCTATTACCAAGTACGAAGAGTGGATTAGAGCTAGGCCCGATCTTTGTGCCAGAGCCAAGCGCGAGCTTAAGGGAAAGATCCTTGGGTGTTGGTGTGCTCCCCACGCCTGTCATGGGGACGTTCTCGTACGAATTGCCAACGAACCAGTTGATCAAGGCGGCATCTATGCAACCCACTAAGTTCATGGCTCAGAAGGTTGCCGAGCGAAAAGCTCAGCTGGAAGCCATGAGAAAGACCTCGCAGTATCTCATCGCAAGGGCTGTCCGTATCGCCATCATGGAAGCTCGTCATGGGCGAGTTCAAAGGTAGTGTCCCGACTGGTTCACGTGTTGTCGCAATGGCACCTGAGCTGGGTATGGCCTACAACGGACACTGGAAGTTCCCGGAACAGATGGGGCCGCCTCACATCGGATTCATCTATCTGGTCCGTGATAACGTCCTAAAACGTTTCTACCTTGGTAAGAAGAAATTCATCACACTCGATAGAGGTCGTCCGGTACGTGACGGATGGCTGTACTATAAATCTTCTTCCAAGACTATGGCCGATATTTTCAAGTTCCGACCGAGTGAAGAGTTCGATTTCATCTGTCTGGAACAATACAAGTCCCTGGGTTCATTGTCGTATGCTGAGACATGGACACTGTGTTTCGTTGAAGCTCCCACTAGTAAGACCTGGTACAATACTCGGATTGAGAAAGTTTCATGGGCTGTTAAGGAGCCCATCAGTCAGAGACACAAAGATCGCCTGGCAGCTGCCATGGCGTTTCAGGAGGTTTAATTGGGAGCAATTGCACATCGTAACCAGCCGTGCGTTGGGCCGGAATGTGGTTCGTCTGATGCCATGCAGATCTATGATGATGGCACCGCATACTGTTTCTCATGTGATTCATTCTTCAAGAAGGACGTGTTGGAAGGTGTCGAGCCGGTTGCTCCGGTTCAGAAGCATAGTCCCGCAGTCCCCAACAATGTGACGTCCAGTCGTCTGGCTCAGATCGCGACATATCCCATTCGTGGATTCGTCGAGAGACAGATCACGAAGGTAGTCGCAGAGTTCTTCCAGGTACGTGTCGAGTACAATCAGGAAGGAGAGATCGCAGCTCACTATTATCCATACGAAGAAGGCTCTTATAAGTGCCGGCGTCTTCCGAAGGATTTCAGCTGGGTCGGCCCGAACAACCAGAAGTTGTTTGGTATGGACAAGTTCCAGTCCGGCGGCAAGCGAGTTGTGATCACTGAAGGTGAGATCGACGCGATGAGTGTCGCTCAAGCCAATCAGGATAAATACGAGAAGATCTATCCTGTGGTGGCGATGCCGAGTGCGACCGGAAAGAAAGCTCTGATCGAGAACAGAGAGTGGCTGCGATCATTCGAAGAAGTCATTCTCATGTTGGACCAGGACGAAGCTGGTCAGGAAGCCACTGCAGAAGCAATTAAGATCATCGGTATCGACAAGGTGAAGGTCGCTCGTCTGCCCAAGAAGGATCCCAACGAGGTTCTTCTGACGCTGGGTGGAGATGCTCTCATCAAGTGTATGTGGGATGCTGCGAAGCACATTCCCTCAGGCATCATCGACAAGGCCGAGATCTGGGAATCTCTCGTCAATTATAACAACACGCCGGTATTTCCTTATCCGCCGTGTCTGGACGGACTCAACAGCAAACTGAAGGGAATGCGGTTCGGTGAGATCGCGCTATTCATCAGTGGTACCGGCGCAGGTAAGACCACGATGCTGCGTGAGATTCAGCTGTGGCTGAACGAGAAGGAGATCGCAGATCACAAGATCGGTATTGTATCTCTGGAAGAATCTCCTGCGGAAACTGCACGCAACCTGGCCGCAATGCAGCTGCATAAGAACAGCGCTGACATTGAAATTCCTTTGGACGAGCTCAAGACCGGTTTCGACCAGGTCTTCGACAATGACCGCTTCATCCTGCTCGACCATCAGGGCTCCATTGACGACGGTTCGATCATGAGTAAACTGGAGTATATGTGTCTGTCGGGTGCGAAGTATATCTTCATCGACCACATTACCATTCTAGTATCCGAAGGACTCGAAGATCGGACTGGTAATGAAGCTCAAGATAAGATCATGAATGACCTCCTGCGGCTTGTGAAGAAGCACAACGTATGGATCGGTCTGGTGTCGCATCTGAGAAAGGCTCAGTCCGGTACCAAGTCATTCGAGGAGGGTCGTCTGCCGTCCATCGACGATATTCGTGGTTCAGGTTCCGTTAAGCAGGTGTCATTTGACATCATCGCGTTCTCTCGTAATATGACTTCTGAGAATGAAACGGAGCGTAATACGATCCTCATGCGTGTCGTGAAGGCACGTAAGACCGGCTTGACGGGCACTGTCACAGGTGCCATCTATGATCTGAAGACGGGACGACTCGCGATGGCGACTCCGACGAGGACGGAATACGTCTCGGTGGATGCGCAATGACCGCCGTTCAGATCTGGGTCAGACAGTTCACGACGTTACAATTGATTTCCTTTCATGAGTCCTTTGAAGTGTATGAGTGTTCAGGCCTCCGAGGTGAGTCAGCATTCGCACGCTTCGTTGATGATTTCAAACACACATTCAGCGTCCCTAGTGGATTCGGCACAGCAGCCGACATCGCAATGCGAGAAGTGTATCGAGAATTGTGGCTTCGTTCGAAAGGAAATTCATGAATCATTACGTAACTCCCTGGTCGACGATCGGGTACCTGACCTACAAGCGGACCTATGCACGCAAGCTGGTGGAAGGTGATCCGACGAGTCCGACTGAAGAGTTCCGGGATACTGTCGAGCGCGTTATCAAGGCATGTGACCAACAGCTTCATTGTGGATTCACGCCCGACGAAGAAGAACGTCTTCGTGAGTATTTCCTGACTCTCAAGTGTTCCGTGGCTGGCCGTTTCTTGTGGCAGCTGGGAACCGCAACGGTGGACAAACTCGGTCTGTCATCGTTGCAGAATTGTGCGTTCACTGTGGTGGACTCGCCTCTCGTGCCTTTCACCTGGACAATGGACATGCTGGCCCTGGGCAGCGGTGTCGGTTACAACATCCAGAGGAAGCATGTCAACAAGCTCCCTGCGGTCCGTGAGTGGTTCAGCGCGCCGACGCGTGTGAACGACAACGGTGCCGACTTCATCATCCCTGACAGTCGCGAGGGCTGGGTCCGACTGCTGGCGAAGACACTCAAGGCGGCGTTCCTGAGTGACAAACCAGAGAAGGGCACGTTCACGTACTGCGCCTCCGTGGTGCGTGGCAAGGGCAGCCCCATAAAGGGCTTCGGTGGCGTCGCGAGTGGTCCCGAGGATCTGTGCTGGGGTATCGGCAAGATCTCCGAGGTATTGCTGCGTCGTCGTGGAAAGAAGATTCGTCCGATCGATGCTCTGGACATCATGAACATCATCGGGCACATCATTGTGGCCGGCAACGTTCGTCGTTCCGCTCAGATCGCAATCGGCGATCCGGATGATGTCGAGTTTCTGCTGGCCAAGCGATGGGACATCGGAAGCATTCCCTCGTGGCGTGCAATGTCCAACAATAGTGTCGCAGTGGAGAATATTGACGATCTCCACGACTACTTCTGGGAAGGCTACATGGGCAAAGGTGAGCCGTACGGCCTCATCAATCTGCCGCTGTCGCGTTCTGTGGGACGTCTCGGAGAAGACGAGTATCCCGATCCGGAAGTGGAAGGATACAATCCGTGTGCAGAGCAGTCGCTGGCCCCCTATGAGACCTGCTGTCTCGCGGAAGTGTTTCTCCCGAACATTCGGTCAAAGGAGGAGTTCCTGGACGTACTGGAACTGCTCTATCGTGTCAACAAACATTCTCTGACTCTCAAGTCGCATCATCCTGAGACGATGGCTATCGTCAACAAGAACATGCGAATGGGCATCGGTCTCACTGGTATCCTCCAAGCAACGGAAGAGCAGAACTCCTGGCTCTCCGAAGGCTATGAATACCTCCGTGAGTTCGATGAAAAGTACTCCGACATCAAACACTTCAATCGTTCGATCAAGCTGACCACGGTAAAACCTTCAGGTACGTTGTCGCTGCTGCCCGGAGTCACTCCTGGAATCCATCCTGCATATGCGCAATACATGTATCGCCGCATTCGAATTGCGGCTGACCACAGTCTCGTCGAGACGTGTAAGAAGGCCGGCTATCCGGTCGAATACATGAAGAACTTCGATGGATCCGAGGACTACGGCACTGTGGTCGTGACTTTCCCCTTCAGGTACCCGGACGGGACGAAGCTGGCGAAGGAAATGACCGCGATCGATCAGCTCAAAGAAATCCGTCGTCTGCAGGAAGATTGGAGTGATAACTCCGTGTCCTGCACGATCTATTATCGCAAGGAAGAGGTCCCGGCTATTCGGGAATATCTGAAGCGATACTACAAGCATCACCATAAGAGTCTCTCCTTCCTTCTTCACAGTGAGCATGGATTCATCCAGGCACCGTTGGAAGAGATCACCAAAGAACAATTCGACGCTCTCGTCGCCAGCACAACCATCATCGATGGTGTCAGCGACGTGAACTTCGAAGCTGCTGATGAGTGCGCCAGCGGTGCGTGCCCGATCAAATGAAGTACTATCACTGCATCGGAGAGTCTGTGACGCGTATGGATCGCTTCATGGATCGTATTCGTGCGTGGGAGGCCAAGGGCTGGGAAGTCCTCGGTTATCCTGTAAACTTCCGCGGTGTCATCTGTGTCACCCTGTGTAAGAACGCATGAACGACCAAGTTGTATTTCCCGGCTTCTACTGGCATCGTCGCACAGGGAAGCTGGTGATTGTGATTACTGTGGCCATCGATTTGACCACTCACCAAAACATGGTGGTATTCTCTATCGATGGGATTACTTACACGCAAGTGTCTGAACTGTTCAATCTGGAATACGAAAAGAGGACTTAATGACGTTCAAACCTCTGTTGGCGCCTCGCGAAGTTCCGGCTACCTATCCGCAGTATTGGGACAAACTCCAGTACCCGCTGTTGGCGTCGCCGAAGCTTGATGGGATCAGAGGTTATGTACGTGGGGGAGTGGTTTTGTCACGAACGGCAAAGCCACTCCCTTCTCTCCAGGTGCAAGATGAGTTCTCGTACCTGGAGTACTGCGACGGTGAGTTGATCGAGGGATCTTCCACCGACGCGGACGTGTATAACCGTACTCAGTCGCATGTGATGTCCACGGACAAGCCAGGTGAATTGACGTACCACATCTTCGACTATACTCAGAATATCTTCGATGAGTACTGTTCACGACTGCTGATGTTGCAGGATCGTGTTCAGGAAAAGCACAACGTCAAGATTGTTCCTCAGGAAACTATCCAGACCCTCGAGCATCTGCTGGCATACGAAGAACGTATGTTGGAAGAAGGCTACGAGGGTATAATGTTAAGAGGCCGCAAGTCACGTTACAAGACAGGCCGCGCGACGATCAACGAGGGCATCATCTACAAGCTCAAGCGATTCGAGGACACTGAGGGTGTCCTTATGGATCTTGAAGAGCAGATGACCAACACAAACGTTCAGGAACGCGACGAGTTGGGTTATGCCAAACGTTCCTCAGCTAAAGCCGGAATGGTCCCCGCAGGTACGACCGGGAAGTTCATCGTGGCATTCCCCTGGAGGGGAGAGCTCGTGAACCTTCAGGTGGCCCCAGGGAACTTCAATCACAAAGAGCGAAAGGAGATCTGGGACAACAAAGACAAATACCTAGGGGCATGGTTGAAGTTTCGATACTTCGCCCATGGGATTAAAGACTTACCTCGGCACCCTCGTGCCATTGGCTTTCGGTCCGTGGAGGACATGTAGTGGATGAAAATACTTTCTGGACGAATGTATGGAAGATTGGTACGGCAGGATGTGTCGTCGGAGCACTTGTCATCGGCGGCTGTGTCGCTAACACTCACATTCAAGTTTCCAAAGACCTCCGTGCGGGAATTGATCCGGTCGCTGTTGCCTGCGCACATGGGGTGGACGGTGCCACAAGCGCATGCACAATCCTGGCGGCTAAGAAGTAATGGCCAATAGAGTCTACGGACGAGTGACCATTACACTCGAAGTGGACGCCAAGACTTTCTACGGTGAAGACGTTACCCTTAAACAGGTGTACGAGACATCGAAGGAAGAGATCATGTGCGTCCTGAGACGTTCATTCATCAACCAAGGTGTCAAGATCATCGGTGAAGCGAAGACTCAGGCAATCTATATTCGGGAGGACTGATGCCTTTTGAAGTGGAACGAGACGGTCTCAAGATGAGTTTCTACCGCTTCATCATCTTCATTGATGCGAAGACTGTCATTCAGACGGATGACAATGTCACAGCGGTCGATCATTCAAGGGATCATGTGGTCTACGACAACGTAGCCCACGCTGTTCTCAGTTATAAGGGAATCTACGGCGCAATCACCAAGTGAGAATATGGGCGAAGTAATCCAACTCGAAGCCTACAGACCGCATCGACAACAGTTACTTCAATGTATGTCTTGTGGGCACCGATTCGTCAGTGTCCGTCTGGCAAC